CTAGTAATGGTTAAGTGGGACCACAACAAAAGTGGGATTTGTTCATCAGATAGGTTCATTAGCGAAGGGAAGGATGTGACGTGATGACCAGAATGATCGGACGTTCTAGTATTAGAACGTCTTTCGCGAAAATTGCTCTTAGTCGGAGTCAGGAACAGCGTTACCTTGCTTATACTAAGATCTTTTCCGAATGTGATCCGAAAAGAATTTTTGATGACAGAATGGTAGATTGTTTGTTGAAGTATGGCAGGCATCTTGATCAAATGAAAGCCGACCTTAAAGGTCTGAATGAGCTGGAATGCGAAGGAGATGACTTTCTCTTCTCAAGAAGTTATTTCGATTGTAATAAAATGATCGAAGCTATTGAGAAGTTTTCTATGCCTAATCATAGGTCATTCAGATACAATCAAAACTATCAGTGGGCCGTGAAGAGTTTGTGTGAGGAGTTTTCCAAAGCCAATCTCAAGTCTCTGCATTTCTCATCAAGCCAAGATGTGAGGGATGCACTTCCGAAAGAGACCACCCATAGCGGATTTCTTTTCATTGAAACTGGGAAGAAAAGAAAGGGTGACAATATCGAAGTAGTCTTTCTAACACTGGATAAGTTCCAGAAAGAGTCAATTGTTAGGGGAAATTTTGGTGTTCCAATCTTAGTTAGTAAACGTACTCAGGGTACTGCTCATGATGAGTTTTCTGGTAAGTTGAAAGCGAAAGGTAAACACAAGACAAGATTAGTATGCATGGTTGATTTGAGGGTTATTGTATCCGAACTAATGTTCTCAAACCCATTGCAGAACTTCATGTCAAGGGAGATCGATTGGTATGCTGGTGGTAAGACTCCAGGTGAACTTAGGTCTCTTGTGGCGCGCGATAGACACGCTGTGAATTACTGGGTTTCTCTAGATTTCTCCTCATTCGATCAAACTATTTCTGATTGGTTAATCGAAGACGCATTTAAAATCATCAAGGCAGCATTCACGCAGCTATCTGCCGATGATGAGGCTCTTTTGGATGTTATTCGTGATAGCTTCATCCATAAGGATTTCCTTCTGGCAGAAGGTGAAGTGAAACACGTTGACAAGGGAGTACCCAGTGGGTCAATGTTCACCCAGGTAGTCGATAGTATTGTTAACAGACTCATGATCCTTACCTATTTGAGAGCGAACAGTAAGTTCTGCCGGTTAGGTCATGTGAATGATTCCAATATTATGGGCGACGATCATTTGCTTGCGACCACTGATAAAGTGGATTTGGATGATTTGTCTGGCTATTTACGAGCGAATTTCGGAGTAACAATGAACTCAGATAAGTGTGTAACTTCAGAACAAAGAGGTTTTTTCACTCCATGGTTCTTGTCTCGCGAGTTTAGACCAGGTGGTGAATGGAGACATCCAAATGTTCTTTTGGATCATCTAGCCTATCCTGAACGCTTTAGACCTTACGATAAGTCAGAAGTTAAACCTGAAGACATAATTTATTGTATGTGTCTAACCTATCCATTAGGAATGGCGGAATTGATAGACTATGAGAAATTCTTTAAGGACTACAATCCGAAGGAAAGAAAGAAAGTGTTAGAGAGAGTGGATGGCAATTGGCTGCCAGGAAGTTGGACTTTCATTAGGGATTATACCTTACCAAAGAGGTATAAGTTCAACAATTATGCCGCTTAGTTATTAAATACTCAGTGTAATAAGCTGGGGGCGTTAAATTGGGTTCTTA